AGACTGAAGAAACTTTCCGAAGTTGGCAACGGCGGTATACTTGACGCGGTAATCTCTTTCCGCCATTGCCAACCCCTCCTTACCGTGGACGAGTTATACCTGGCGCGAGGCCAGACATAAGCCGCTCATAAGAGCCTGTCTGTGGCTCCTTACTTTTCGTACTCGCTTTCTCTTCTTGTGGATCAAGTGATACAGCAAGAGCTTGTTTCACAAAGTCCTCGCCCGCGCCGCTAGCTGCCGCAATAAAAGTGCTCAGTGTTTGCGTCTGCCAGGAAACGAGTGCTCGGTGCTTCCGCTCCTCCATGTACCGTCGCAGAGTGATTGCCGTTGTGATCTGACGAAGCCGTTTAAGAGTGAGGTCAAGGATTGTCTTATCATCCCAACCGTACTCAAAACTAACTAAGTCAAATGCACGAGACAGTCCTCCTACTAAGCCTTCTGGGTCGATGCCTTGGAGGTCTTTGACGAGGCGCTCGGCTTGTCTTGCCCCGTCTTCAGAGCCAGTTCCAGCATCGACAGTAGGCGTTTTCCCAAGGCTGCCAAGTCCTTTGCTTCACGTCGGATAATCAACTCGACAATCCCAAAGGTATCTTCCAGTTCAGGGTTAGCAAGTGCCTTATCAACGTCGTCCCACAAAGAGCGGTTGCGCTCAATTGCCTGCTTAGACAGACTGTTACCCTCAGTCAGACCAACTGGCTTAACCATACTGACAAGGAAGTCAATGGTTTCCTGTTCAGCTTCGGGGATGGAGAAAACAACCATAGCCAAAAGACGACCAACGATCTCTTCGCCCTCTCCATCAAACAGGGAAGTAATACCATCTTCCATATAAGCAGGAGCACCGTGAGTAATGATACGGAAAAGACGGAAGAACTGGCGAGTCTTCAGGTCTTCAATAGAAACAACCGTTCCGTCAACCAGAGTGTAGGTTGCAGGAACGGGATCAAGGATGTCTTCTTCTGACACCTTAATCTCAGTGTCAGTTACCTCATCTTGCACGGCAGTCATAGCTGCTCCTTATCTAAGAGATTTGATCATAGCTATTCAGTTATAAGTAGCCAGGTAGGAGGGAAACCCTTGGGATATTTCCCTCCTACCTAACTAGGACTAAGATGGACGGCTAACCAAACGACCAATTGCGCGGTCAGTCAAGCTAGCTCCGGTCTCGTCCACAGACGAAATGAGCGCGCGGCCCGAGTAGTTCAGCTTCAGACCATCCTTGTAGGACGGACCATCAAAGCTGAATGGTTGGAACTGAACCTTGTACAGAATGAAGTCAAGGTTACGAGTCACACCATTCGTGTCCTTAGCAGGAACGCGAATACGCATAGGACGCGTCGGCTGGTTCAGGGACTCTTCAGTCCAAAGCGGGACGCTGTAATGATCGTTAGGCGCTGAGCCAGACGAAGTAACAGACGTACCACTGAGAAGAGCAATGGTATCGAAGGGAACATACCCGGCCTGAATCGTGACGTTGGCGAAGTTGAACCAGAACCACGTCGAAAGCACGGCGTTGTCACCAGTGTTGTCAAAGCTATCGGTATCAGCCTCAAGCGACCCCTCGTTCACACCGTAAATATCACCGAAAGTTTCGTCGGCACCAGTGGAACCATTAAGAATGGCCGCGTGGCTAATACTAAAGCCCTCAAAAGTTTTAGTAGACATGCTGTTGTCTCCTTTGAGACTAAGGAAATATGGGTTAGCCTCTAGCGGCTCTACTTAATCTATCGGCGGTTTCTTCTTTCTACCTACCTCTCGCTTCTTCTCCTCGGGTAATTTCTACTGTCTCAACTAACTCACCAACAAAGTTGTAACGGTGAAGAACACGAGCAATATCGTAACCCTGTTTACGCAAATCTCTCGCACAATCCGAACAAGCGAACTCCACAGTGTTATCATCAAGATAAGCAGGACGCTCACCATTCTGCCTAAGAATAGCAAGAAGTCTACCAGGACCAGTAGGACAACGAAGCTGAACAGAACCCATATCAACGCTCGCCTATCGTGCTGTCTCTAAGTCCCATCTGATAACGGGTAAAAACTTCTTCACCCTTATCAGGAACATTGTCTCTGATTCGATAGAACATTTTCTCAACAACAGTGTCCCAGTTACACATCTTAGGGATCATCTGTGCAGCGAGGTCTGCCTTCATCTTAACCTCAGCACGATTCTTATACGTGTGCATCATGAGTTCTTTCATGTGCTCCACGGATGCGCGAGCAGACTTACAGTCTGGATACTCTGCACTCTCCTCACGTAACACATAGTCCAACGGATACGCCCACTGCGGATCGAGCCATTCTCGGTGCCCTCCCCAATCAGTAGCAATAACTGTCCCGCCCGTAGTCATAAACTCAAGAGCAGGAAGATTCTTTCCTTCTCCACGAGAAGGTGCAAGAAGAACATGCTGACTCTGGTAGAACGCGTTCAGAACATCAGTGGGCCACGTTGCGTAGTGAACCCGCAACTTAGGACACCAATCCTCCATAGCAGGGTGAAGATTGCGAAGAGTGTTCTTAAGGTGCAACTCAGCACCATCAAACTCTTTAGGATAGTTTTTCTTAAGGTCAACAAAAGCTTGAATAGAAATAAAAGGGTCTTTGCGCTCATGAAGTTGTCCGCACATCATGAACCCGAAGCGATCTCCGAACCAGTCTCGCTCCAACGGCTGCCACTCAGACGGGTCGTACCCGCCTTGCAAAACAGCAGTGTTAGTGTCTGTCAAATAAGGCTTGAACCCATCAACAGTGACAGAATCGTAACCAAGAAACAAATCAAAGTCTTTCATTCTTGACTGAAGAGTCTTACGCTGAGAAGGCATCAAGTTAGAAAGAGACGTGAACTCCCACATAGACCAAGCAACAGTAACACTGCCTTCCTTACGAAGGGCAGGAGGAATAGCTAGCTGACCGGGATCTTCATGATCAATAACAAGATCAAAAGGCTTCTGAAGATTCTTACTAAAAAGGCCGATGACATCATCGGGAAGAGGAGGAGAAACGTGCGTGGGTTGAAGATAAACGTCAGCGCCACAACGAACTAGAGCTTGAATAAGACCAATGCCATCCCTACCATACCCAGTAAACGTACTGATAGGAGACTTTACAAGAACCTTCACTGCCATAACGGGGTCAAACCCTCCACTGCAATCCTCAGAGACAAGCCTGACTTCTCTTGTCTTCATCAAGCACACGCTGTTCTAACAAGTGTTGTGCAGAACTACAGTAAATAGTAACATCGTTATCAACCACAATGCAACCGCAAGAAAGAGAAAACTCAACCACTGCGTCTCCTACCCTAGAGTGATAGCGAACTTCGACCTTGAAAACCGCACTCCGTCAGTGTCATTGAATGGATAGATCTTGTGACCGGCAATCTTATGGCTAGTAAGAACACGAAGCGTGTCCCACTGTAACTCAACATGAGAAGGAACGTGCAAAAGAGAATCAACAACTTCCCATATTTCTTGAAATCTAGGAAGAAGGTTAGGCTGCGTGACATTAGCAGCAGTGTCTCGACCAGGATCAACATAAACATCAACAGACAAAGAAGGAAAGCCCATCGTGTTATGCCTATTACTTTGAGACCAATCACCGTCCGGCCACAAGACAATGGCTGCACTCTTAGTGCCTTCCATAGGAACCATAGGACGAGCACTGGAATCCTGTCCACGAAAGATCCATGTATCAAATCCAGAACCGTCACCAAGAAGCCCAGTCAGCGTAGAAGACTCCGACAGGTAGCGGCGCGCAGCTAAAACAATGTCAATACTCATTTTGCAAAGTGTCCTCTGATGATAGTCTCAGCCCAGATACCGTCCATCGTAGGGTTTTCAATTCCTTCCATGAAATCGTGACCAGGGCGACGCTGTTCAAACCAAGCATATGAGTTATACGCAGGACTAGTAGGCTGGAAAGCGTCATACATAATCTCACCCTCCCAAGAAATAACACCCCTACTAGACTCAGTATCACCAGAACGAATCAACTTCGTCGTATCTACGTGTACGTCCATCTGAGTGATAAAGAAAAGTTCTTGTAGCGTGTCATTCAATTCACGGCGAAGCTTCCCGCCAGGATGAAGTAGGCGACGAACTTCCTTCAACGCATCACTAGGATCAACGTCAATGATAATCATCAGACTCTCCTAAGTAGTAGCAGGAAGATAAGCGGCCACGTTCTGAGCAACCTCAACAACTTGAACCTCAATGTGGTGAGCAGAGCCGTAGTCCAACGCCTGATCCGGCACAGCCTTGATAGCAAAAGTCCCAGTGACCGGACCTGAAACTGTTTTGATGTGGTCTCCTGGCTTAAGAGAAGTAGAGGACGCGCAAAACATAACCCCTACGCGATCAGGAGCGCGGCCAGCTTCCACGGGAGCAGGCTGATCCTTACCAGGACGAAGAAAGTTTAGATCTAAACGACAAGGAACGCGCTGCAAAGAAGATACTGCTGACCACACGTACTCAACAGCGCCATCTTCTGACGACATAGTAAGACGATAGACAGCCACAGTAGAACTAAACAAATGATTCATGTCTAGTTCCTAGTGAAAACTTGGTCACCCGAGAACTGAAACAAGTCGGGCGGGTTTTCGCCTTCTGGTCCAAGAAACACGCGACGCCCGTCGATCACACTAATACCGTAATCTTCAAAGATTGAAGTAGCAGAGTGTGAAACAGTGACACCTGAATCGCAAGAGCCGTAATTCTGTATGGCTAGATCAAACCAGCCAACCCCAGTCGGAAGTCCCTGAGAAACCTGAGACGACATCTTCGAGTAAGAGTAGCTACCAATAGTCTCAGAAGAAAACGGACTAGCCTTAGCAGTAGAATACTGTTGACCCAAGTACAACCTGTCGGCCATATCAAGAATGGCATTGACACAGACATCGTAATCTACAGACGTAGTATCTGTAGGAAGTGCATCAAGACAAGAAGCAATCTGAAACAACACAGTCGCTTGAACTAGTGCCTGGTCTGCAAAGTCAGTGTAGGACTCTTCTTCTCTGCCACTAAACACAGCCAACTGTTCAAGAGACGGAGGCGTTATTCGGGCCACAAGAAGACTCCCTCTTACTAAGTAATCGGAGGCTTCCGATTACGCTTCAACTCCCGAGCAAGGTACTCTGGATCTGAGCTAGGCTCTCCAAACCACGGACCTTTACGGAACATTACCTTGCCAAACCGTTTTGCTTGCTCATAATCATTATCGACCAAATCGAGCCACGACTCTCCATTACGATCAAGAGTAGCCTCGTATGAGCGTGAACCCTTTACAACTTCCAACTCTTGTCCGCGATACCACACAGTAGCAAAAGCAGAGAATCCATCTTCGATAAAGTGAAGAAGGATAGTTTGATCTACCTCATCAGGCTCAGTCTCATCAAAGCGATCATCTGGAAGCTGACGCGATCCCTCCAACAAAGCCTGAGCATGAGACGCAGACTCAGCATCTTGCTCAACAACCTCTTCTACAGGAGCCTCTTCCACAACAATGTCTTCAACTTCAACCTTGACTGAAGAAGGCTCAACGATCTTAGTCTCAGGTTCAGGAACAGCGACGCTCTCACTGTCATTCAAAAGATCGTCAATGTCAGAGTTTAAAGACAGCGGCATGTGCAAACCTTTCCAAAGAATAAGTGAACACAGGAAGTGTACCACAAATAAAGAAGAGAGCCAGTACCCGAAGGTGACTGGCTCTCTTCCTTTAAAAGGCTAACGCATCTTAAGTGAGGTCAGCGTAAACAAACTGCTCAGTCCGAGTAATGACTGGCAGGAAGTGCCACTCAAGAAGGATCTGGCGAGCCGAAGGATCTTTTTCCTTCCACGTCTTGCTGAACTTTCCGGTGAATCCGCCTGGAGCTTCGTCATCAGCAGTCGGACCCTCCATCAGTTCAATCGGACGGTTCTCATCAAAGTTTCCAATGACAACGTGGTCATCATCTAGGAAGTTAGTGATGGTTCCGTTCGACGCTTCGTAGACGGACTCTGCCAGGTTCCAGTTCAGACCCATGAAGCCGGGAATGACACCGTTCTGGTAGTACTCGTCCTTCATACGATCCGACAGGAGCGCACCGGCAGGAGCGTTGGACGCACCCGTTGACGCGAAGCTATCGAAGACGTTAGCAACAGCAACCTCAGTTGCGTATGCGTCCTTCGCAGCGACACGACCATCACGGATGATGAGGCGCTTCCACGCACGAACGTCATCAACGATCTGCGACGGAGTAGCAGTTGCCCACGCAGTACCGGCTGACGGCTTGTGCGAGCTTGCAAATCCATAGTCAACAGTCGCTTGAACTTCATGCGAATCGAAGGTCAGCGTTCCCGTCAGTGCCTTCCACAAGCAGTACTCTGCAAGTGCGTTGGCGCGGTTGTCAAGATCCTGAACCTCGCGAAGAACTGCGGCCTCAGCATTGACCTTAGCAAGCTGACCCGGCTCACGGAGCCAGTGCAGAGTCGTCGGTTCAAAGACCTTCTTCTCACGCGTGTAGACAAACGACGCACTCTTCTGGCTACGAGTCAGACGTGAAACAATCTGAGCCTCAGAGTTAGGAACGTTTGGAGAAGCAATCGTACGCGAACCAGAAACAACGTCCCAGGTCACGGCGGGGAAGGGCCACGGTTGCTTCGGAACGCGGTTCAAAAGAATCATGCTCTCAGGAGCAGTCAGCTTCTCTACCACACCACGAAGAACCTGCGGCTGAAGCAGGCTAATATCTGGCATTGGGAAAACTCCTAACTAAAGTGATGTAACAGTTAGTCGCGTTCCTTGCGGAACCGGCCTGCGCCACTCCTAAGAGTCATCCGGCTGGCCTAAGTCTATCTACTAGCAATATCGGCTAAGTACAAATACAACTACAAACTTTTCATAGATGGTCTGTTGCACAGCCGCGAGGAAAACTGTGCAACAGACCCCCTCGGTAGCGAATCGAGGTCTATGTTCTACGCACTATAGCATAGGACTATCTACTAATAAGAGAATGGACAATAGTCAACCCGCACCCAACTACCAACGAAATCAGCAAGACAGCCAACAACCATGCGTAGAATTTTCCGGCATCTTCGGAGACAAAAGCAGAGAACACAGCAAGAACTATCCAAAAACAAAAAACAAGAAAGAGAACTGCGACCGTCATCGCATTGCCCTCTCGATCCCTTCCTCAATAGAAATTCTAGGGATGTAAAAATCATGCAGCTTGTCAACGTTCGCCACACGATAATGAACACCAGTAGGTTTATCAGGAAGTGTTTGAATACTGGGACTGTAGCCAGAACGAGAAGTAAAAAGTTCAGACAACTTAAGGAAATCAGTTGCCATACCAGTACCTATATTAATAGGGCCAGTAAAGCCAGAAGTGATAAGACTAAGAATGGCTTCCATTATATCGTCAACATGAATCCAATCTCGTACCTGCGTACCATCTCCCCAAATAACAAAAGGGTCTTCCCGTGATAGAGCACGAGCACGAAAAGCTCCGAAAGGGTACGTAGTATCTTGATCAGAACCATAGCCAGACATAGGACGAAGACATGTCACAGGAGCAGAACAACGAGAAGCCATCTGCTCTCCGGTCAACTTAACCCACCCGTACATAGCATCAGGAAGCTCAGGCTTCTGAAGATTAATGTGATCTTCCTGAAGATGTGTATGATGCTCGCGTGTCTGCAAAGAAACAGGATACGCAGCAGAACTGCTTGGGTAAATAACATGGCCGGGACGAACGCGCTCTGCATAATTAAAAAGAGCAACGTCTAAAGCTATGGTCTGAGCAACAGCTAGGGGATTGCCGTCAATTGTGGCACGTCCACCAACTATTGCAGCAAAGTGTAGAACAATGTCAAAGTAAGTATCTGAAGCAAAAACATCACGACAGTCGGTGCCAGATTGAATGTCAACACCTTGAACATCGTGACCTAGCTGTAGAAAAGTACGCACTGCATGACGGCCCAAGAACCCGTCCGATCCTGTCACCAGTACCTTCACAGTCCCACCTTCTCTGCCACCCACATTTGCGTAGACTCAGTTCCTTCAAACACTCCACCAAGCATAACTTCATACCCAGCACCCTCAAGAACGTTCTGAAAACCTTCCACGTCCCAGCCCCACAAATGATAAGGGTAGTGAGAGTCAGGAGTCTCACCATTAGGAACAGATGCTACCAAGTATGTTGTCTGTAAGTCTTTTAAAAACCCGTGAGGGTCTACCATGTGCTCAAGAACTTCAGACAAAACAGCAACGTCACTGCGATAAGAAGTCTCCACAAAATTAGAAAACACAACAGGTCGGCCCAACTCCACCGCCTGATCGACGTTAGCCCGACAAAAGTCTAGGCCCAGAAGATCGTCTCCCTCAAGCAAAGAAAGAAGTCCGCCATTACCGCAACCGTAATCAATCAAAAACTTCTCTGTGCCAATCTCTTGAAACAAAGCATTGACAAGGCCAGCCACTGTACGAATACGTGCGCCGTGCCCCTCCTCATGAAGATGATCAGCAGCCTCTCGGTCTACGTGAAACTCCTCAGAAGAATAAAACTCCTCTGTGTCAAAACGATACTCAGTCACCGTGCCACCCACATCTGGTAACGAACGTCCAACTCTGGAAACTCTAAGAACGACATAGCAACAGGCTGAAAAGAAGCAGCCTCCAACATAGCCGCAACGTCAGAAGCTGACCATGCCCAGTAATGTTCAAAATTAGGGATGGTCTCATCACAAGGAGTAGACAACACTAGCTGACGAGTCTTAGCACGAAGCTCCCTGAGCACAGCATCAGGATCATCGAGATGCTCTAACGTTTCAGAAAGCACAAAAGCTCCCACAGAAGGAATCTGATGGACAGTCTCTTCAATGGGTCCGCAATACACGTTACCTTCTACAAAATCTCCGAGGTAAACAGTGACACCGCGAAAATTCTCCGCGATGCCAGTAGCAATGTAACCATCGCCGCAAGACAGGTCTGCGATAGAAGTAAAAGGTTCAAGGTTTGCGGAAGCAAACTTCACAGTCTCTTCAACTCGAATAATATGATCTGTCCATTTCGTATGGTCATATGTATTCGAGTAGACCTCAGCAAGCTGACGCTCTGAGTACTTCGGACGCAGACGCTTTCTCACCAGAGAGCCTTCACCTTCTCTACATCTGACTGAAACTGCGTAGCCAGATAGTTTTGATATGCCAACGAGTCATCAGAGTACATCTTTTCTGAGTTGACTTCCGCATAAAGAGCATCTTGCGTAGACTTTCCAGTAGAAAAATGTAAGTGCTCAAGAATCACATCGGGAAGATACGTGATACGTCCAACTGCCTTACCAAGATCTAGCCAGTAATTATCAAGGTACAAGTGTGTCTGCTCTGGTGGACAGTACTGACCTGTCGCCAAGATAATGTCACTTGAAATAAGAATAGCCGTGGGCAAAGCCTCACCTTGCAAAAGATCATTAGCGTAAGCCATGCCCCCGCCCCCTACAGCAAATGCTAAGGACTCGTCCCAGCACGGAGTCTTAGGGCAGTGATCATCGCCCAAGAACCCGACCGACGCGTACTCTCCGGCCAGTCGCACACCGACATCATTAAGAGTGGGACCAAGACGAAGACGCGGACCAACCTCTACGCGAAACTCTGGGTATGTCTCTTCATCAAGAAGTGCCAAGTATTGATCGACAGTAGGATCATCGTCATCAATACGAACAACAAGGTCAGCTACAGCAGAAGTAGCTTTCCATGCCTGCAAAAGTCGAGCAATGTTATTAGGTCGTCCCCTAGAAGGACACAGCCAAACTGATTCCATAATCACACACTATCAGAAAGTCAAACAAAAAGAAGTGGAACACAAAAACCCCCTCCAAAGGAGGGGGTCTTCG